CCACCTGAGAACAAACCCTTTATCCCACTTAATGCTTTTGCCCCCGTGCCTATTCCGAAGCTGTCACCCCCAAGCCCAGGAATAATTGAAGCCATACCACTAACACCCGGGATAGACCTTAAAACCGATCCGGTTATAGAAGTAAGAACGGTTGAGCCGATTGTGGCGGCTAAGTTCTTCATTTTACCTATTATCATATCGGTAAAAGAACCTGTGCTGTCAACCATCTGCATTAGAGCGTCTTTATAGAAATCTGACATACCTGAGAAAGTTTGCTGTGAACTGTCTTCAACTTCTTGATTTGTATCCTGTACAGCATTACCCCAAAACTCATAACCGTCTATCATGTCACGGTGTTGTTTTACTACACGCTCACCACCGTTTATAATGTCGTCAAATGTTAATTTAAATGTATCTTTTGTTCCAGAAGTAGCGGTTTTTACTGACCCTAAAGCCTTAGCTAAAATTTCAGCATCATTTGTAAATTGGCTTAAAAAATCACTTATGTTGTTTTCTTTAATTTCCAAATAAAGCAAGTGATAATCTGAGGCTAAATCTTTAACGATGCCCTCTTCTTTTAACATTGCCTCAATGATTAATTTATGTGATTCAAGCTGCCTGTCTTTTTCTGTGTTTAAATCCTCTATAGTTTTCTTAAGCGTTTCATGTGGCTGAATGCTTTTTTTAACTTCCGCTGAATAGGCTTTTATTTTATCTGCCATCCCATCCATAAATGGGAGCAAATCAATATTTGACGAAACGATATCAAGAAATTCAGTAAACAAAATTTTCATTCCGTTTATTGTTTTTGTCCAACCGATAGATATACCGGCCCACGCAATTAGAGCGCCTGACTTTAGATGAATCCAACCCTTCATTATCCCGTCAACAAAGGCTAACCCTGCAAGCCTTGCCGTTTCAAAATTGTCGGACAACCATGATCCAATTTGCCAGCCTGTAAAAGCTGCTCCAAGGACTCCGACAAGAGTTACAACACTTGTTAATGCTACAGATGTCCCCCAAAGCATAGTGTTCATTGCCAAAAGCGATGTAGATGCCTTTGCTAAAACACCGGGGGCTAAACTCCAAGCCAACATAAATATTGACGACTGCTGAACTACAGCAATCATGGCTACTTTAATTGAGGCTAAAACAAAAGGATATGCGAAAAGAGCACCATATAAAGCACCATTTACAGCAACAATTTTAGCAAGCCTTGAAAGTGTTGATGTAAAAAATTCAACATTGTCAGCTGCATTTTTTATAGACTCTGAAAAATTATCAACTAATTTTTTAACATCTGCCCCAAAGGTTGCGGCCATTTTAATTTGTAATTTACCGAAATTAGCTATTAGACTATCAAAAGAAGCCTGGATTGTTTCTTTCCAAGCTTCCCATGCTTTCTGTTGGGCACCTGTTTTTTTGGTCATCTCAACTAAAGAATCGGAATATGTTTTCCAGTTCTTTGCACCCAAAGCAGAAATACCCATCAAAGCCTCTGAAGATTCAAAGACTTTGCCAAGTCCTATACCTAAAGAACCTGCCTGCTCTTTAACAAGCTTTAAAGCGCCTGCAAGACCATTCATTTCAACCAACTGTTTACCGGAAGATACATTTAGCGCGTCAAATATTTTAAGCATGTTCTCTTGTGGCTTGAACAATCCGAAAAGGATCATCTTGTATTGTGTTGCGGCTATAGAAGTAGAACCGGCTGTTTTTGAAAGTGTGGCAAGTGAAGCACCCATCTCGTCGGTACTTACTTTTAAATCAGCAGATACTTTTGCAAGACCACCAATAACCGGTATTAATTCAAGAACAGAAGTTTGACCCTCTTTTTCAATCGTATAAAGTAAATCAGCGGCTTCGGCGGTTGTTTTAATTTGACCCTCATAACCTGCCATTAATTTTGTTAAACCTTTAATGGCTTCTGCCTGATTAATATGTGCTGATTTTGCCAACTGTGATGCGGTTGTTAGGGTTTCAAGAGATTTTATGGGATCGGTTACACCTGCTGATATAACCTGATAATAGCCTTTCATTAAATCAGTAGAAGTTCCAAGTGCTGAATCCATACTTAGAACTTCTGATCTGATTAAACCTAAGCTTCTGGTTGTGACTTTTGCCATATCAACGGTTGCAGTCTCAAAATCTTTAAAAGCAACTATTGAGTCTTTTACTAATTTACCAAGAACAGCAGCACCAAGCACACTACCTGCAACCAAACCAAGTTGTTTAATAGCGCTTGACGTTTTGCCTATACTTTTTGATGTATCCTTGCCGAACTTATCTGTTTTTTTACCGGCCTTTTTCAAGTCCGAATTATATTTGGTTAACCCTGTGGCTTCGATTGATACAGATGCGGTTCCCAGTCTCATTTTTTGGCCCCTTTCTTGTTTCCTTCTTCTCGTTTTCTTTTTTCGCGCTGAAAACCGATAATCTGTTCTGAAAGGCTGAGAATTTTAGAAAGTATTTCTGCTTTATTAAAACACTTGAATCTGTCTAAAGCAATGTCAACCGCTTCCATTCTTAAGGATATTGCTTGACCATCTGCGCTCAATAAAAGCTGACTAGAACAATAAGAGTAAATATCAAACGTTACAGCATTTTCGATTATTAAACCCGGCTTACAGGTAGCACATGGAGCAACGCCGAAATTCTTTATTACCTTTTGTTCTTCTGTGTCCCACCTTGAGATCCTGAATGCGAGTCTGCACTTTTCACAGGGTTGCCGGTCAATACAGGACAGCCACCTTGCGAAGTCGGTAAGTTTTTTTCCTCTAGCTCCCGCTCTTTGTCAACTGCTTTATCAAGCTTATCGATCATATCTTTGAGTATGTCTGAGAACCCCTTTTCACATGCAATCTGAATTTTATTTGCCGTGTTACATTCCAGGGGTTTACCGTTCGGACCGTATACGTTTTCCCAATCGACAATACGCGCATCAACACCCTCATTCCTGATCATTATTTCATCAGGGACCATGTGGTTTTCTTGTTTGTTGTCGATAAAAACAAAACTTAATTTACGACATTTCGCGATAAGTTCCTGTTGCTTTCCCTCATTCAAATATCGTATTTTAATCCTTGTTCCGTCCGGGTCATTCGGTACATCAAACCACTCTTCTCTTTCCTTAAAAATTCTCATTTGGCTTTTACCTTTCTGGGTAAAATGGGGGGGGAGCTACCCCCCCGGCCCTCTTGCAAGAGCATTAATATTAGCCTAACTTACCACCATGTAATATGGTTGCTGCAATGCCGTCTTCGGTAGTTAAACTACCCTCCGAAGCAAGTGTTAAAGTGCCGGCTGCTACTGTGGTTATTGTGGTCAAAACTGAGTCGTTGCTTGTTGAACCCTCAATCAGTAAAGACTGTCCGTCAATAAAACCATCTGTTACAAAACCGCTGTTTGAGTCTGTGATCGTGTCCGCAGTTCCTGAACCCATAACAAAAGCAAGATCAGCGCCATTAACCGGGGTCGTTACAGACGAGCTAAGCGTCTCAGAATGAGCAATAAAGATTGCAGGTAAACCATTAAGGATAAGCTTACCATTATGAGGTATAACCCCGTTTGAATCCGCTGTGTCCTTGTTAAGTTCTGCAACCTGGAAAGCCGCTCCGGTGTCGTTTGCATAATCAACCGTCAGAAAGTCATTGTAGTTGAGATACACCCGGCAATCTGTAAACTTGGTGTTCGCAATAAAATATGTGAACAACTGGTCATATCCGTTTGTGTCCTGCTTGTTGTAGGTTCCGCTGAAAGTGATATCACCTAATGTCCCGCCGGTTGCAAACTGTCTGGAAATATATTCCCTGAAAACTTTGACAGTTACGATCTCACGTGAAACACCCGGTAAACCTATATTGTCAAGGCCTGCTACTGTTCCCTGACTAACACTACCATACTGAAGGATTATCGCCATATCCTCAGCAGTCAAATAATCCGCACTATTTAAAGCCATCTTTAATTCTCCTGAATAAGTGTTCTAAAATCAATTACGGAAGTCCAAAAATCCGCTTCCCTGTACGCCGGAACGATGCTTTCCCTGAAAAGCTTCACTCCTGTAAAACCTGTTACTGTTAATGCTTTTTTGTGAAACAAATCAAAGGCTTTTTTAACCATCTGATCTGCTTCGCTTGGATCAACGCTATCAGAATAGACTTTTACCTGAACCAAGGCTCTTTCAAGACTTGTCCTGAACTTGTCTTCTCCTGCTATCGTTATAATCCGATATGTTGCGTAAGGCTTTGTCGGTACATCGTCTATCAAAAATCCTTCTGGTAAAAATCTGCCAGCGGTAATCCCTGAACCACCAATGGCAGAATTGAAGGTATTGTCTGTAACTGCTAATGCGTATATTGAATTTGCTAAAGCGTCTGCACTCATAATTTATTACTGTTAAAAATTCGTTTTATGTTTGATTCGTTGTCGAATAATGCCGGTCTTAAAAATGGCTGCGCCGGGTAGCTTGGGTTTTCCGTTCCGAGTTCTACGTGTGGAGCATAATCAACATTTGTATAAACTAACCCTGCGAAAGCTTCTGTAAGCGAGTCTATTGAGTTTCTAAGTCTACCCGTATCAACAGGTGAATTCATAACGGCATCACCTAAAACTAGAAGAGTTGCCCTGCGTATATTTTTACTTACTTCTGATTCGGTCTTTTTAAATACCTGCTGACCGTTCCATTCAATTTTGGTTGTGGTCTTCGCCATTATTCAACCTGCCTTACCTGTAGAAAATAGACATTGTTTGACGGGTCAATTCTTGGATTAATTATTTTATAAACGTTACTGTCGTCTAATGTCATTTGATCTGATTTCTTTGGTGTTACTGACAACGCTGTGAAAAGTCTTTTTTCGATTATTACTTTACGATCACCGGGTGCAATTAAACCACCGCTACTCATTATTTCATTGTTGTTATAAGCAACAATGGTTGCTTCAATGGTTTTGTCTGTATATGTTACAGCAGGTATTCCCCTTGTGCTTACCGTACCATCAACAGACACGTGATATGTAATGTTGACTTTAATATCACCTATACCTTTCATGCCCGCCTTAACTGAATTTTGTATAACATTCCTTAAACCCATTAAGCCCTCACAACCGGGATATTCAAACCGCCCGGTGTATATGTTATATATGACCTTATGTAATTTAATGCGCTTCGTGAGAACATGCCCACACGGTCGGTCTTGTCAAAAACAATCTCAATAACATCAACTTGAATTTCAGATATGCCTTTAGTGTCCGGGTCGGCTTGCCTATCACCTGCATAAATCGCCCACGCCTGCTCGTAACATGCATATTTCTGGACATCGTAAGCATCTGTGTAATCATCTTCATCAATGGTAATAGTCCAACTCAAGCCAAAGGTAAGCATTTTAGTTGATTCGATTAACAGCCTTGACTTGTTTGCTTCTGTTATTACATCCCAAAGAGCATAACGGTTATATTGTGTGTTAAAATAAGCGTCCGCTTCTGCGTTTGTTGCAAACGAATTTGTTATTCCTGCTACTGGGTCAGCCATTAGTTAGCCTTAATATAGTTTTCAACATCTTTACCTATTAAACTTCTGAGCATTTTTGCATCTTTATCAGGTCTGAAATAAGTTGTGTCTGCTTTTACGTGACCCAAAGTATGACCTTTTCTTCCTGCAACGCCTTTGATACCAACGCACAAGTTATCCGCTTCGCTGTAAGGATTCTTTGTTCCCTGATAATTAGACCACAAGAATAAATCAACAGAACCTGCGTCAATTGTTACCCTGTCAGCTTTATTAGTAATAAAATCAGGACTGTTATTACATACCTTTTTAAGCGTTTCAAATACATTCGATTTAAATGCCGTTAAACACATGGCAGGTCTGTTTGTTTTCGTGACCCGATGATAAGATTTTTGTATTAAATTCCAATAAAAAAACGTATTCTGTCCGACTAAATCAGACGATTCTAAATGCTTTAAGGACACCGCAAAATAATCTTCGCGATACCAGTCATCATCTTCAACAATAACCACCGTGTCGGTTTTAACGTGTTTTAAGGCCTCTAACATATTAAGCCTTAACGTGTGTATAGGATCTGTTTTAAGTCGCTTCCTGCGGTAATATTCAAAGCCTGATCGTTCTTTTTTGGGTAACACCCTCTTGCCATCATCAACAACAATCCATTGTTCGGGTTGTACTGTCTGTCTTGCCATGTATCGTTTACACAGCTTGAAAGCTTCCGGCCTGTCGCCCGTTAAAGTAATGACTGTAAAGGGCAGTTTTATTCCTTCTGGTTTTACGAATTCAGTCTCAATTCCTTTAATGTGCAGGGGTATTTGGATTTTCTGGCCCTTTAGATGCTCAAGTCTTTCGGGTATAGAATGAAGTTCGCCAAGTCTGCCATCTTCGGGGTAGTCGTTAATGTTGTCAGTATAAGAGTCAAAACACATAAATATAATCTTATTACATCCTGCAAATTTAACGAATTCAATCGCCGCAATCACAGAGCAACAATTCCCAGACAGAACAGAAACACCGTTATTTTTTAAACCGTAATCTTTTTTTAAATCAAATATATATTTCTTTGGGTGATCTGAAAACCAGTCTTTGCTTTCCTTTTTGTGCAGTAACAACGGTGCTGATTCAGGTTTAACCATACATTCGGGTTTACCGTCTTTCTGCTGTGAAATAACATTAAAGGAAGAGGTCAGGTCAAGAGATTCGGCTATAATAATAGCTTCGTTAAGGGGTACTATTAACCCGCCCTCGTCGCTGAAATCTTCTTTTGATAAGTATTTAAGTGACGGCCCTTTTCCTATGATATAAGCCGTCTGACCCTCAAACTTCCCTTTAAGTTCTTGAACAGATTCTGTTACACCTTCTTTAATCGGATTGTCACCTTTAATTATATCAGTGTAAAATTTAAGGGCTGTTCCGTCTTTAATTTCTTTTTCTGTCCACACCGCATAACAAAGCCGTGAAAAGTAACTTATCAGTTTTGCATCTGAACACATAATAGGGTTGTCAATATCAAGTGTTGTGTTTGCTATATTTGCCGCCATGTTTCCAGGTGAACAAAACACCGGGATGCCTTTTAACAATGCCTGATTTGCAGAGTTTGACGTGTGGCATATAACACAATAGGCCCCGGCTAATGCTTCATCAAGTGAACCCTCAATGTTCTCAACACCGTCAATTTTAAAGGGTATGCTTGGATGTGGTCTGAATACAATTTTTCGGTCTGTTTGTAGTTCCTTGATCTGTTTCGCAAGGTTACTATTGTCAACTGCTGATTGCCCTAAAACCAGGACGTATCCATCTTCTTTTCTTTCTTTTGTGAGTTTAAGATCGAATTTTTTCATCCTGTCTGAAGGGCATTCAAAATCAGGTATCCAGTAATGTTTCCCAAGGCTTATTGAGTGGGTGTCTTTTCCGACATAACCGTTCTCGAATACAAGAGACTTAATGTCAAAACGCGCATAAGTAGAAATAATTTCTTTCGCCTTTGCACCGGCACCGCCCCAAATAGCAATAAAGTCAACATCAACTCTCTCATTACTATTGAAAAAAGCAGGGTTCTGCCAAATGGGACTGTAACCTAAAGCCAAAATCCCATCGGCAAAACCGGTTAAAATGTTTCTATTAGGATTAGAATAAAGTCCTACTCTCAAGACAAGACTCCTCTAAGCTGTTTCGATTATTATTCCAGGTCCGTTTTTAATGCTTGTTGCTGACTGATCCCAATATGCTGTAGTTCCAAGGTACGCATCTGTCGGATTAATACCTGAAGCTTCAACATACTTAAAACCCTTAACAGATACGTTAAAGGCATACTCAACCCGGAAGCGATACATGATGTTCTCAAGATCATCTACCATTGTCATTGTCTGAGTTGTATCCTCTGACTGCTCTGCGGTTGCTGCGTTCTCAACCAGGCCAAGGGTGTAATAGCTATCAACACCGGAACTTACACCATCTGAATTAATGAGTGCGGAGTCATCAGTCACAACAACGTTTCTGTTGAGGCTGTATGTCTTACCCTCTTTAATAGAATAGCTTGCAACGTCATTGATTGTCTCTTCGATTCCATCGCCAACAAGATCATGCCAAGGTTTAGAGTGCATTACATAAGTCTTGATCTTGCTTGACGCATCACCGAAAAGAGTATTACCTGTGTTCAGAACGGCATAAGAAATATCAGCGGCTGTTCCAGGATAATGCGCAGTTGCGCCGATGCTTTCAATACAGGTCTGAACGCCAATAAGTGTTCTGTGCAGGTAACTCTTGATTATTTCCTGTCCTGCCTGTTGACCAAGAATATAAGACATCCGGTCAATAGTTTTTCCAATCTTTTTCCAGGCATCCAAAGTCTGTGCAACCGGGCCGACTCTTCGATTCAGCTTGACGCTTGTAACATCAACCTGTGTCATTTTAAGGTCCTCTACTGGAGCGATTGAGGTTATATCGCGCCTGGTATCAACGTCTGAAATCTCTGCAAAGATGCTGTCCGTTGCAAAGTTCCCCGGCAGTTTTCTTGCAATAAGTCGCAAGCAATTTGAGGATGCGCCGTTGAACGCGTTAATATTCTGTGAAACTACTTCAAATAATCCCATCTGAAAAAATGGGTTGTTTACTGTGAAATCTGATCCCATTCCGCCTGCCATGATATATATCCTTTTTTAAGCTACTGTTCTTTGTTAATGCCCTGCCGCGATAAGTGTGTCCATTGCATCCTGTCCGTTCTTATCGAGGTAGGCTTTTTTGTCTTCAAATGTTGTCAAATCAGAATACTTCGTCACACCGGAGATATTACCACCGGCATCATTGTTTGTACTGCCGCCACCGCCTGACTGTGGGAAGTTCGGAGCAAATGCAGGAAGTAAAGACATTTCATCAAGAAGGTAATCAACGTCAAGAGGTAGATTAGTTTTCGGGTCTATCCTCTGGTTCCCGTTTACGTCCTTAACAATCGTGTTGAACTTGCCATTCTCGTCGAATGATGTTTCGACAAACGGCAAGATGTTGTTAAGCATAACTTCGGGCGGAACCTTCCTTTTTGCTAATGCTTCCAAAACTGCATTTTGTGTAATTGATCTTGTATATGAAGATTGAAGTTGAGCCACTTTTGTGGTCGCTTCCGTTACTTCGAGTTCCTTTGCTGTCATAATATCAGTTATTCTATCCTCATACTTTTTCACAACCGCTTCCATGTCATTACCGTCGATGTTCTTTTGGTGTTTCTGGTCGTCAATTTCTTTTACTCTTTTTTCAAGCTCTGCGATTGCTTCAGGGTTGAAATCCTTGAGCTTGATCTTGAGACTCTTCACTTCGTTTAACAATGATGTGTTTTTAGCTGATAAATCTTTAGTGCTGTTTTCAGCTTTCTGATCTGCTGCTGCAACTGCGTCTTGAATTGCTTTTTTAATTTCCGGTGCGTCCAAATTAAGTTCTGACATTTTATTATCCTTATTTTAGTATTTGTGTTTAAAAAACAAAAAACCCGAAAAGACATTACGTCTAATCGGGCTTTATAGAATCCTGTATAAGGGCTTGTAAAGAATCCGGTTTATTTTATGGGTGCTTTTTTAAAAAACTTCCAACTTCTGATACCCCCTTGTTTTATATCAATATCAACAGTTAAAATTAAGCTTTTATTATCTCTTAATATTTCATTTACTTTGTTTCTGATTTCATCGAGTATCTGAAATATTCTACTCATATATCTTTATATATAAAGGTTTTTATTGTTTTGTCAAGCTTTTTGTTACCATACATTAATAAGATTATGGTGTGTTGTATGACAACTATTTTTTAATTTCTTCAAATATTATTTTCTTTTCCTTAACCTGATAAACTTCTTCTATTGCTTGTTCACATTGAATGGCAAAAAAACACCCCTGATACCACTCCATTATTCCCCATTCTGCCTTATAGTATTCTTTAACCCAATAATAACCGTCTTCTCTCATTATTTATCCTTAAGTTTAGGCAATTCCGACAAAGGCTTTGCCCGTCCGGTCTGATCAACTAATCCTCTAAAAGACTTAACCTGACCATTTCGCCATAATTCAGCTTTAGTTTTACCAAGGACTTTGTTTTGTATTTTAACGGGTTGAGTTTTCAACCAATCTTCGTAATTTGTGTCTTGTGGAACTTTGCCGTCAAGAACGTTTCTGGCTTTACGGGTTTTCCCTGTGTTGTCAATGCCTAAAGCGTCTGCGTCTTTTAAAGTAGGACAACTTCGACTGCGGCACGAAAAATGTATAGAGCCGGGGCCTGACTCCCATGAGTAACTATGCCCTATTGGTTTATGACCGGGATTAGTATATAATTTATTATCTCTTGCAATACAAATATCAGAAGTTCTGCTGTCAAGAGTTGACACCCACTTAAGGTTAGATATAATGTCAGAATTTGCATCCCAAACGGCTTCCGCAGCACGATTAGAAACGGTTGATACTGTGGTTCTGACAAGTGTTCTTGCATGAGCTTCAAAGGCCTTAAATCCCACGTTACCGGCTGTGTTTGATGTAACTCTTTTCACTAACTCACCAATGCCCTCACCTCTTGCGATTCCTTCACGGACTGACCGCTTAAAATTAGCTTTGAGATCATTACCGATACTTGACCACCATTCTGTGTTTGTGTAGCCGTCAATATAGGTGTTATTAGCCATTTCTTTTAGAAGGGCAGGTGACACAGCCACCGTGTTGATTGCGGTCGCTATTTCAGCAGGTACGCTGTTAATAATGATACTTTCAGAGAAAGCACCCTCGTTTATTGCTAAGTTTTCCAGGCTTTTATTTGTGGAGCGTTTTATCTTTGCGGTTCCAGAATTAATAGTGGCATTAATCTGTTTTTGTAGTGCAATTAACCTTGCCTGTTTACCTCTTAAAGTCTTTGGGATTGTGGGGTCAAGTCTTATATCAACAAGGTCTTTTCTGACGTTGCTTTGGATATCTTTAATCATTTCAAGCACGGCTTGTTTTTCCTGCTCCTCAAAACGTGACAGGTCAACCGCTCTTGAATATACTGAGTCTAGGATTTTGTCATTCGCTGATTTAGCCATTATCTTCTTGCCTTTTTGTCTAAATAATCAAACCATGAATTTAAAAGTCTAAAATTCATATTAAAGAGATAACCTGATCCATACACATATTTTACCTTTTTTCTGACTTAAATGCAATCTTAATAGGGTCTGATATAGTAAAAAACATTAATAATAATTTCTTTACAGGTTATTGGTTAGGGCCATATGAATTTAATTTTATCAAGCGGAAAATCCACAACACTAAAGTTCTGATTGACATTAATCAGTTTCATTCTTCTTTATAGTCTTCTTTTTTCTTTTATTCGGTTTCAGTTTGTTCCACGTTTCACGAAATAAGAACTCGTAATAATATGCCAGAGCTTCGGAACCTTCACTGTCTACAATATCAACGCCAACCCTTATCAGAACATTTGTAGCACAATGTAATAATTCATGCGCCATAGTTGATTGACAACCTATTGTCCATTTGAATGTTTCGACCCATATAATATTATACACAAAACCGTTACTTGCGGTTATACAAAAATGTTCACCACATCTTCCCCCAACCTGTTTCCATTCTTTTATTTTGTATTTTTTAATGATGTAATCTTTAAATTCATCGTACGAACAGTTAATAATAATACTTATTTCAGCAAGATAAATAGGGTCTTTTATTTTGACTATTTTCATATTTTAATCACCACACCAAATCCATTCCCAATTCGATCATCAACATCCTGGTACTCAATAACGTTTAAGTCTATCGCCTTACACAACTCAAGGAATGATTCGGTATTCCACACACAATGGTGTCTGATTGACTTGTCTTTCGACTCTTCCGGTTCTTCGTGCCTGATTAGTAATTCTTTATAACAGGTGATATCACGGTCTTTATCAAAAGTTCTTTCCTTGTGGGGTACAATTAGCACCACGTATAACCTTGCGACCCGTTCCCATTCCTTTAAAGCCGCAATCGGATCATAAAAATGCTCAATAACGTGAGAACTTATAACAAAGTCGTATGATTTATCATCAAAGGGCAGGTCATCACCATTAGCGATAAAATCAACAGGCATCGGCTTAAATCCGTATTCAATAGACTTTTTTGACGATAATGAGTCTAGTTCTATATCTACGTTTACAGTATCAAGGCCGAAAGCGTTGTGACTTGCGCCCCCAATTTCAACGCCCTTCATGCCGTCTAAATACTTATGTGCAAGTGCTGATTCATTCATTAGCTTATCCTATAAAGTGTCCGTGTTCCCCTTATTTTATGCTGATATTTTATTAAAACATCGCCACCAACAATATCATCAATCTGTTTTTCTGTTAAGTTCCCGGACAATGCCGGGTTGATGATCTCAAAGAACAAAACGCCACCTTTAGCTTTCAGCATTTCAACATATTCTTTTAACTTGTCGTATGGTTCATCAATCCAATGATAAACGCTAAGCATAAAAATAAAGTCAAAATTGCCCTCAGGCATCTGATCTGACTTGATAAACTTCGCATCTGACAATTCAATGTGTTCGTTAATGGTCTTAAAAGGCCCTACATTCGATTGTAATTTGTCAATGGCTGTTACAGTAGCCCCTGATTGCGCTGCTTTGATTGCATAATAACCATAATGACAACCGAAATCTAATACGGTTTTATTTCTGTAATCTTCGCTTGCCATTAAATCCCATATCATTTTTGAGTCACAGCGCTTATACGTTTCATCGGCCCAATCGAACGTCTGGAACCAGTACTTGTCTTTTGCCCACTCGTTTACCTGGTTCTGGTTCCACTTATCAGAAATGGTTATTTTTAGCTCTTTTTCTTTGAAACTATCATCTAACATCTTTTTGAAATAAACTTCTATAATGTCTTTGGGCATTTTTGACCCTGACCATTTAAAAGCCCACCCGTATTCGTAATCTGTGTCAGTCTCAACCTTAACGTGATAAAAGCTATATATCTCATCAACAATATGTGGGGTATAAGATAATATATCAAGGTCTTTAATCTTAATATTAAAAGTTCCGTACATCTTACAGTTAAAATACTTATCAAGTAAGTTTATTCTTTTCTGATTTGTTTCAGCAAATTTATATGCCAGTCCGCAGCCGTTTACATAATTTCCAATCATAATTATCCCAAAAGAGTATATGGTTTTCTGTTGTCAAGTATTGCCTTGTGTCTTAAGCTTTCATTAAGGTGTGTGTGTGGCGTTCTGACACCCGATAAGTTATAAACGTATATAATGTCCTTAATAAATTTTACCCTGTCATATCCGGCCATTTCCAGGGCCGGATACATAACGGCAAGGTCACAACCAGAAGTAAAATATACACCGGAGTCATCTCTTAAATCTGAATCTTTGATATTCTTAAAGACTCTATACTTCATCGTTCTAAGAGCTGAGCCTTTCCAAATAGATGATCTTAAATTGCTAAACTCTTCGCGGGTGTATTTGCTGTTCGTGATAAAGTATAATTTCGGTTCTCGTGTGGGTAAGGTGTCGAATGATCCATGTGTGACAAGCGTTTCAGGGTGTTGATTATACGTGTCAACAACAACCTGTAGAGACTTATTATTAATCAGCCAGTCGTCGGCATCCATAAACACAATAATATCTTCGTCTGTGAGGTTGTGCATTGATATGGCTTGAATAATGTTAGCGGTTCCAAGCATCGTTTTTTTATTGTAATTTATTTTAATTCTCGTGTCGTCAATGTAAATTTTGTAATCAGCAGGGTCAAGAACAACAACCATTTCCCAATCTTTAAATGTCTGGTCAACAAAAGACTGTAGGCACTTATTAACAACATGCAAACACGGTTCACCGCCGACACAAACTATTTTAATCAATTTGACCCACCTTTTAAAATTGCAAGAACAAAAGCAATAAAAATAATATATGCGAGTGTTACATAAACATAGATCATCTCTTATCCCTAACCTTTCTGCTATACTGAAAGTGTTCTATAACCGGTGGTCCCTGACTTTTCATACCATCAAAAATCAGGGTGTAGCTTGCAGGCAAGTTATAAATGTTGTAGTCTCCGTGTTTTAAAGCTTCCACTAACCCGGTTTGTGGAGATAGAAGATCATCACCCAAAAGGCTATATTTAGCCCACTGCCTGACAAGTTCTTTTACTTTTTCACAATTCTTTAGATATGTTGTGCCGACAAGTAATTCTTTTCCGTCCCTGTAATGAACCGCTATATCACAATCAATGGTGTCAAATAATATGGGGTATTGCTGAACAACAGCATCGGCATCAAGATATAAAAGGTTTTCATTGGGGTATAAATCGAAAGCTTCCAATGTCAAAGGGTGCATTGACAGCAAAGTCTTTTTCCATGTTTCTTTTTTGGGGATAGCTTTTATGGTGTGTGGAATGTCAAAACGAATAAGCGAAGAAGTCAGTTTCTTAATGGCTTCGCCATATATTTCGTCATCTGTGTAAAAAGCTATTACTCTGTAAGGTTTCATTCTGGTTCTGCCTCGTTGAAGGCCGGCATATCCTGTTCAATTTGGTTCTGTTCGTCTTCTGCGGTAATACCTGGTCTTGTCTTTTCGCCCTGCTGTTTCAAGTAATAATAAGTTTCAAAAGACATCCCACCATTTACCCAATCATTCATTATTGCGGTGAGTTCTTCCGGTGGCATTTTAGAGTCTATAAAATCTCTTGACATTGAGAAGGCGCTTTCAGGATCAACATTAGTGCCTAAAAATAAGTTAGCGTATTCAATTACAAGTCTATAACCGGATTCAACAGCGTCTACAATCGAGCTTAATGTGGCCCCTTCTGCGCCCTGTTTTAATCGTGTTGTCTCTTCGGACTCAACACCTTTTTTTGGGTCTTGAAATAGCCTTGCGCCCAAATAAACCATCCAGCCTGTGAAGATGCTTATTGCTGTTACAATTTCAACCAATCCTTTGCCGTCAAATTCTACAAAATAAAACTTCGCACCTTCATTTACTGATACAAGAGCCGTTCCGCTTCCTAGCTTGATATTAGGCCCTTCTTCTGAATCCACACCCGTTGCCGCAAGAGTTGGAAGTGCTGTAAACTTTAGACCGTGTTTCCAATCGGCTATGGTCTGATATTGAGATATAGCAACAGCTACCATATCCTGAATTGGTGAAACTTCAACCTTGGTTGAAACTGCCTGTGGATTGATAACGATAAAAGGTATAAACCTTAAGGCTTTGTCTCTTGCCGTTGGAATTAGTATCTCTACAATTTCCCAATCTAGCTTGTCATCGTGGATTACTTCTTCCCAAAGCCTTACCGTATAGACACCATCAATCAGCATCAATTCACGGTACACAACAACAATAATGTCTTTTCCGTCTTCGTCAACACCGTCTCTTGATTCTTTCAGAACAACCTGAACCATATTACCGGCTTTGTCTTTTTTTATTTTCCTTATTTGGAACACATCGTATGTGGTGGTGATAACATTTAGTACTGAGGGCGGGTCTGTCTGAACGGGCATATCAACTAGAATTCCGGTTCGTCCGTATGTAATATCTTCTTTAATAGTTCCCTTCACTCTTTCGGTTGTAATCAGGTCAATCATTCTACCATTCAAGTTTATTTCAGGTTCTTTAAGTAGCGCTGAACCCGTTAAGCCGTTCACAGTCCTACCCACCGCACCCGGATAAAGACCCCTTGCAAGATAGGCGGCATATTCCGCGTCTGTTTGATCTGCTATGATCTTCGGCAAATACGTTTGCCCTCCTGCCTTTACTGCAATATCGCCTTTAACAAAATCG